AAAGTATTTGATTTTGCTGCAGCAGCAGATGATTTTGTACAATTTTCAGTAGCTTTTCCTAAATCATGGAATGAAGGCACAGTAACTTTTCAAGCATTTTGGACACCGAGCACAACAAACACAGGTAACTGTATTTGGGGATTACAAGGTGTATCAGTTGGCGATGGTGATACTATTGATGTTGCTTATGGCACAGCAGTAACAGTTACAGATGCAGGTATTGGAACAGTTGAAGATCAACAAGTAACAGCTGTAAGTAGTGCTATAACAATCGCAGGTTCTCCTGCAGTTGATCAACAAACTTATTTTCAATTTTTTAGAGATGCAAACGCAGGTGGAGATACTTTCACAGGAGTAGGTAGACTTTTGGGTATTAAAGTATTCTTTACTACTGATGCAGCTAACGATGCATAAGGAATTTAGATATGAGAGATATAAAAAATAAACTTACATCAAGTAAGAATACAAAAAATACACAATCTAGAAGAGGTAAATCTTTTGGTTATCAAGTTTTAGGATTTGGTGCTGGAGGAGGAATACCGCCAGAATTTTTAACTGCAACAGGAGGCACTGTTACAACTTTTTGTACAAATTTTAAAGCTCATACATTTACAGGTCCAGGGACTTTTGAAGTTACTTGTGCGGGTAACGAGCAAGGTTCAAATTCGGTAGAATATTTTGTACTTGCTGGTGCTGGATCCGGAGGAAACGATGGTGGTGGTGGTGGCGGTGCTGGCGGATTAAGAACAAATTTTGGTGTCCCAGCTGTTGCTTCATTAGAAGTCACAGCTACAACTTTTCCAATTTCAATAGGAGCAGGTGGAGCAACAGTAACATCCGCTAATGCTCAAAATGCAGGAAACCCCACTACGGCTTTAGGTTTAACTGCAACTGCAGGTGGTGGTGGTGGAAGTGATGGGGCGGCAAATGGAATGCCCGGAGGTTCTGGAGGTGGAGCAAATAAAGTAGGTGGTGGTGGATCGATTGGTTCAGGTAATACTCCTCCCGTAAGTCCAGCACAAGGTTTTAATGGTGGAACAGCTACCGCAACTCCTTCAAATGGTTCTGGAGGCGGTGGCGGAGCTACTGAAAATGGAGAAAATTCAGGAGGAATAGCTGGTCGAGGTGGTACGGGTATAACAAGTAATATAGCAGGGCCAGGAGCAGCAATAGCAAGAGCAGGCGGTGGTGGTGCCGGTGGAATTTCAGGAAAACAAAATGTGGGAGCCCCTTGTGGAACAGGTGGTGATGGTAAAAGTGGAATAAGTGAAGGCGGTGATAATGGACAGGCAAATAAAGGTGATGGTGGTGGTGGCGGTGGTCCAACTAGCGGTCCTGGTGGTTCTGGTGGTAGTGGTGTGGTAATAATAAGGTATCAATTTCAATAAAAAATTATGGCACATTTTGCAAAAATATCAGAAACAAACGAAGTACTTAATGTACTAACATTAAATAACTCAGATATGTTAAATTCAGAAGGTGTTGAAAATGAATTAATAGGACAACAATATTTAGAACAACATAATAACTGGCCTGCACATTTATGGATCCAGACTTCATATAATACATTGCGTAATACTCATAAAATTGATGGAACTCCCTTTAGAGGAAACTTTGCAGGGATGGGTTATACTTATGATACGGATAATAATATTTTCTGGCCTATAAAACCTTATGCATCTTGGATAAAACATTTAGCATCAGCTTCTTGGAAATCACCTATTGGTGATGCACCAGAATTAACTGCTGAACAAGCTACAGATGAAACTAACAGTTATAGATATGAATGGAACGAATCTAATCAATCTTGGGATTTAAAAATTATTCCAATCATTTCTTAATACTTGACAAACTAACTTAGATTTATTATCTATAGTTGCAGGTATGCAAAAGAAAGTATTAACAGAACAGTCTATATACTATGGTGATGTTTCAATGCCAAAACATTGGGAAATAGATCAAAATGATTTAGCTCATCACATTTTACAATCTAATTTAAATAATGAAAAATTTCAATTTTCAAGAACTTGGGATAAGTTAGATACTTATATAAAAGACTTTATTAAATTAAAATATAATATTTCTTTAGTTAATAAAGAAACATGGGGTAATATTTATAAACCCCAACAATTAACCCCTCCTTTATTAAATATTAATCCTGTAGATTTAAGAAACACACCGGATTATATCTTACTCTATGGTGTTAAAGTTGAGAAATGTATGGTTAAAATTCACTACGATGATAACAGACGAAAAGGTAGAAGTTGGGATATAGAATTAAAAAATAATATGTTCATTATGTTTCCGTCTACCAATATGTATTACATCATTAACAATCAAAAAGACTCTTTAAATTTTATTCAAACTATTACTTATGAATTTATCTAATTATTACTGGTATTTTAAATCTGCATTAACCCCTAGATTTTGTGATGAGGTTATTAAATATGGATTAAATCAAACAGAAACCTTAGCTAGAACAGGTAATTTCGGAGATAAAAAATTAACTAAAGATCAAGTTAAAGATATGAAAAGAAAAAGAAATTCAAATGTTACCTGGTTAAATGATCAATGGATTTATAAAGAAATACACCCTTATATTCATAAAGCTAATACATCTGCCGGTTGGAATTTTGAATGGGATAGATCTGAATATTGTCAGTTTACAAAATACAAACACAATCAATATTATGATTGGCATTGTGATAGTTGGGAAAAGCCTTATGATAACCCTGGTAAAGAAAACCATGGTAAAATTAGAAAATTATCGGTTACTTGTCAATTAACTGACGGGTCAGAATATGAAGGTGGAGAATTAGAATTTGATTTTAGAAATTATGATCCTCACATGAGAGATGAAGACAAACATTTAACAAAAACAAAAGAAATATTATCAAAAGGCTCTATCATAGTATTTCCTAGTCACCTTTGGCATAGAGTTAAACCCGTAATGAAAGGAACAAGGTATTCATTAGTTCTTTGGAATTTGGGATACCCATTTAAATAATATGAATATAAACGAATATTTTAAAACACCTATTTGGTCAGAACAAAAACCAGAATTTTTAAAGTCTTTAACTAAAGCTACCGACAAATATATTAAAGCTTCAAGAATTAGGGACAAAAAAATAATAAAAGCTACAACCGATTTTGGTTATTCCCATCACTCAACCCCTTTAACACAGGACAATAATTTTTTAGATTTTAGAAATTATATAGGGCAAAAATCTTGGGAGTTTTTAGATCAACATGGGTATGATATGAAAGAATATCAAACTATGTTTAGCGAGTTATGGGTACAAGAATTTAGTAAGAATGGTGGGGGACATCATTCAGCCCATATCCATTGGAATCAACATGTATCGGGATTTTATTTTTTAAAAGCAAACGAAAATACATCTTACCCTATTTTTCATGAACCAAGAACCGGGGCCAGAGCTACTAAATTAAAAATGAAACCCAATATAACTAAAATTGTTAATGGGACTGAACTTGTTCATTTTAAACCTCAACCAGGTACCTTACTTATTTTTCCCGGGTACTTAGAACATGAGTTTTCAGTAGATCATGGTAAAAAACCTTTTAGGTTTATACATTGGAATATTCAAGCAATACCTAAGGGAATGGCAAAAGATGTTTAAGAAAAATAAATATATAGTTATTAAAAAGGCTATTGATAAAGACCTAGCTTTATTTCTTTATAATTATTTTATAATTAAAAAACAAGTTTATGACACTTGTATTGAAAAAAGATACATCTCACCTTTTGAAACTATTCTAGGTTACTATGAGAAAGTAAATGAACAAATTCCAAATACTTACTCTCACTACAGTGATATAGCTATGGAAACTTTAATGTTAAAATGTCAACCTCTTATGGAAAAAGCTACTGGATTAAAATTATATCCGTCTTATACCTATGCAAGAATATATAAAAAAGGGGATATTCTTAAAAGACATAAAGATAGATTTAGTTGTGAGATATCGACCACTATGAATTTAGGGGGTGATGATTGGCCAATATATTTAGAACCTTCTGGAGAATTTGGTAAAAAAGGTATTAAAGTAAATTTAACACCAGGTGATATGTTAATCTATTCAGGTTGTGAATTAGAGCATTGGCGAAAAAAATTTAAAGGCAAAGACTGTGCTCAAGTATTTCTTCATTATAATAATAGAAAAACTCCAGGCTCAAAAGACAATATGTTTGACAAACGTCCACATTTAGGTCTTCCATCTTGGTTTAAACGATGATATATCCCTATAATGAAGGCAGTAATCCACCATACCTACTGCCTTCTTTATAAGGATTATATATGTTACAAAAACTAGGTTTTTTACCAGGGTTCAATAAACAAGTTACCTCTACAGGAGCCGAGTCTGAATGGACGGGCGGAGAAAATGTACGTTTTAGATATGGTACACCGGAAAAAATAGGGGGTTGGAGTCAATTAGGTGATAGTAAATTAACAGGCGCAGCCAGAGGTTTACATCACATGGTTAATAAACAGGGTATTAAATATGCTGTTATTGGAACTAATAGAATTTTATACGCATACTCAGGAGAAGTGTATTACGACATACACCCTTTAGTTAATCCATTAGGCACAGCTATTACTAATGCATTTAGTACGACTAACGGATCACCTACTGTTACTATTTCTTTTGGAGGCAATCATAGTTTTCAAGCTGGAGACATCATTTTATTTGGAGACGTTTCAACTTTTTCTGCAATAACTAATTCTAATTTTGGAGCAGCAGATTTTGCAGATAAAAAATTTATGGTGACAAGTGTACCAAATGCAACAAGTATAACTATTACAATGCCTTCTAATGAAACAGGATCAGGTGCTACAACTTCAGGTGGGATTAAATTTTTTCAATATTTTAGTGTAGGGCCAGCAGAACAGGTTGGTGTTTTTGGTTATGGTATATCACAATATGGTGGAACAGTAACTGCACCC